CCTGTCTACTTTGTTCTTATTACCGTGGGTCAGTTCCTTGATCACAAAGAACTTCTGGTATCTCTTCATCATTTCATGGAGAGGGGACATTACGGCTTGTTTGGCTATTCCCTTCTCGATGCCCACGGCGGCGGGCTTGTAGGTCTGTACTGCTTGAAATATCTTATTGGCTGTCTCATTGAGGTCCCAGCGACCACTAATGATTTCCTTGACCCACCAGCCAGCCTGATTAACCTTGACGATGGCTATAGCGGTATCGTCCAAGCGATTGGTTTTAGCTTTCTTGGAGCCAGAGAGATTGTCAAAGCCAGCCAAGTCACAGGCAACGTAGTACGAACCTGAAGTGGGCTCCTCAGTGGAGAACTTGAGCCATTCTTCCTTGAAGAGTTCTGAGCCCCGGGATTCAAAGGACGCAAGGAATTCCTGACGAAACGCATAGCTCGACATACGCTTCTTAGCGGACTCAATCTCTTCGCGGGCAATAAAAGGGTTGTCGTAGGTAGTATAGTGCCATGCCTTGTAGTCATCCCATACTCCCATCTCAGCGTTTAGGTACATATCATAGAAATGGTTACGCCCCTTAGGGGTTCCTATGAACATTGCACCCCCTTGCTGGTCAGCCAAGGCGGGCTGAAGAATCTCTTCCCACACCTCCGGCTTCATATCGGCGTACTCATCCATCACAAGGAACTTTAGGGACACACCACGCATTGTATCGGGTCTATCGGCCCCTTTGAGGCTTATCACAGCACCATTCTTGAGGGTAAGCTGTAGGTTGTTAATGTGGGCCCCCTTGATCAGGTTTCTACCTAATCGTTGAAGGGTTTGCCACATAATGTCCCTAGCCTGTTGTTGCGTAGGGGCTACATAGAACACTTGACCCTTTTCTAGCTGAAGGGCATTGACTATCAGGAGCCATGCTGCAAGCTCAGACTTACCACAGCGTCTCCCTGCGGCTACAACCTTGAACCTCGATGGGTCTTGGAAAACCTCTTGTTGCCAAGGGATTAGGGGAGCAACAATGTCCACTACTTAGGGTCGTACTCTACGTGCAGATGGGTCTTTTTGAGTAGACAGTCAAAGTCATCCCCTAGGGTCTCAGCAAGCACCTGACAAAACTCCCTAGCCTCCATACGGTCCTTAAAGGCCCATATACGGGAGTCATAGGCTGCACACGGAACCTCATAATGCTTTGATTGGGCCATGTGCTCCCCATCAGCCAAGCTAGTCACAACCAAAGGATACCCATAGGGTTCCAAGAGCCTGAGGTGGTGAGCCCAAGCATACACGATCATTGGATGGAGGGTAGTAAAGTCTACACCTTCCTTAAAGCTAAAGGTTGTCATCAGGGGTTACGTCCTTGTACTCCGTTGCCTGGATATCTTGGGATTCATTAATGTTCACAGGGCCCCCAGCAGTCTCTATCTTCACAGTAAAGCTATTGGGGGCACCAGCACCATCAACCTCATTCTCAAAGAGCCTCTTGGGGGCTATACGGTCCACAATGATGTTCCAAGCAGCAGCCTGATTCCTATGTTCATTATCCAAAGCTGCTTCAAAGATTGCCTCTAGGACCTTAGCGGACTTACCACTTGTTAACATACGATCACGGTAGTCCTTCATTATACCCTTAGTGTCCTTAGGTCTCCCTACAGGACGCTTAGGCTTATTCTTCGTAGGAGGTCTACCTAGGCGCTTAGTTGTCTTTGGTAAGTCTTCCATGGTATAATCCTTTAAGAAATCATTCTAAAGAGAGCCTTAGTGTAACTAAAGATATCCTTAGTGTAACTAAAGAGAGCCTTAGTGTTCTTAAGATATCCTTAGTAACACTAAGGAGTTATTCTTTATGGATTATTCTTAAAGGTTTTCTCTTTGGCTTACTTATGTGTATATTATATCATATTTTTTTAACAAAGTCAACACTTTTCTGTGTTTATGTGTGCTTTTCACTTCCTTTGTCGCTTCGCTCCAAACTCAGTGAAATTCAAGGCTGTGGCCTAAATTGACCCTTTACTTTTTTCTAACTTTTTCTTATGTTTTCTTATGTTTTTTTTATGTATCTAGGGGGCTCCACATTGGTTGGGCCTGTGCAACTCCGGCCCCCGGGGGGGTTCCAAAGTGGAACTCAAGGGTTCCAAAGTGAAACTTAAGGGAGTCAGTTCCAAAAGAGAACCCTGGCCCTGTGGATAACTTATGACCCTGTGGATAACTCAAGAGTGGGTTCCAAAAGGGAACGTAAGGGGGCCAGTGGGTGCCATATAGGTACTAACAGGACTGCACCATAACTGCACCAGAATGATGCATTGTCTTGCTTCTATCTATACAAGTCACGTTTAAACAATAGTTATAAAACAGGACAGCAATATAACTACATCGAATGCAATAATTCTTGCTGGCGCCTGCATCGGCTGACCCGTTTGCTATGATTACTACATCGAAGCACGGCACACATCACACCACAACAGGAGCAACACAATGCTACAACTTGAACGACACCTCAACAAAGCATTCAAGGCGACTAAGCGTCCTGATCCGTATTACCGCAAGGCTAAGGCTCTCGCCAAGAAGATGGGCGTAGAGATCACCATAGAGCGCGACAGCGATTGCATGGCAACGATGCTAGGGTCTACGTGGAACACACAACACATTGATCTACAGCAGGCAGCTATTGTCCTGCGGAATCTGGAGAAATAATGGAGAAATCTCTATCTGCCAGCCAACACAACACATCAACACAGAGGGAACATCTTATGACAACTAACGAATACAAAGCAGCAGAAACCATCATCGAAGAAATCATGCGCTACAACGATACCCGCGATGAAGATGATCTGCGCGATCTGTTCAGCGAGGCAGCAGCCCAATATGCAAGCGACCGCAACACCTATTACAGCCAATCAGCGGAGATAATTGATAACGCAAGCGGTACTGACATTAACTATGCAGAGTGTGAATTTGAAGGCATCTATGGTGAGAATATTTATGCTGACTGTCTCACCTATAGCGACGTTCAGAATCGTCTAGGTTTCATGCTGGTATACCAGGGCGTCATGGAACACTGCGACGATGTAATCGAAGAAGCACTCGAAGGAGAAGAATGATGATGAATGCTAAGAAAAGAACGTTTAACATGGCAATCAAGCGTGCTGGTGCCAGTCCGTACATTAAGACACTAGAAGGCTTTACAAGTGAGAGACAAGCCAGGAATGAGGCGCGCAGAATATACGACGCACTGGCGTTAAAGGATAAACTTTTAACCTCATTTACGTGCTACGAAGTAGGACAGCCGTCTAACCCTTGGAGGTCATAACATGGCTACAGCAAAAGACGCAGAAGGCAATATCTTGGTTTTGGGTGATTGGGTAGAGTTCAAGTCTGACATTGAACAGCGCGGACAGATCGCTGGTATATCGGCCTGCCTGACAGACTCGGGATTCTTTGTCCGTCTACAGAATCCAAACGGATTTGAGGGCGAGTATATTGGCGGCGATACAGAGACAGTGATGCCTGCTGAACGTGTCTATAAAATACACAGAGAGTCTTTGTAAGGAGCTAATAAAATGTACCGTGACCTGCTAATGAAGATACAGTTAGTGCAGCCCGACGCTAAGGGCTACTGTGGTCCGCTGGCTATAGCTGCGGTCGCTGGTGAGCCTGTGGCCCGAGTGTTAAAGAAATGCTTACCCTTAAAGGCTAACCCTAATAGTAATTGTTGGGGTATGTCAGGGGGAGCACTACTAACGGCCCTAGAAAAACCAGTGAAACAGCATATAGACCCTAGGGTGAGAACGCCAGTAACGGCGGCTAGGTATCTACCTAAAAAGGGTAAGTTTCTATGCTTCACTCGGGACCATGTATTCGCAGTAGTGGATGGTTCTGTAGTAGACTGGACCGAAGGCAGACGCCACCGCATTACGTATGTTACTGAGGTAATCGAGCAATGATTAAACTTTCCAAAGCTTCTAAGATGCCGTGCAGGTCATGGTCCCTACAGGCTATAGATACGTGCCCTGGTTCCGTAGGGGCAGACGGTGAGCTAGTACCTGTCTGTAAAGGGTGCTACGCCACTACAGGGAACTATAGATTCCCTAACGTCAAGAAACCGAGGGAACACAACCGCGAAGACTGGAAAAGGGATTCATGGGCCGATGAAATGGTGGCTGAATTAGACAATGACCGCTATTTTCGCTGGTTCGATTCGGGTGATATGTACTCTATAGGTCTGGCCCATAAGATACTAGAGATTGTATCACGGACGCCATGGTGCAACCATTGGCTGCCCACCCGTATGCACAAGTTTCCAAAGTTCCTGGACGTTATCGAACAAATCAATGCTTTACCTAATGCCGTTGTGCGCCTCAGTGGGGACAATATAGGCGAAGCGCCTGAAGGTACATATGTATCTAAAGTTATCTCTAGTGCGGACATTATTACTACCGCTAAGGTGTGTAAAGCGTATGAAAATGACGGGAAGTGCGGCTCATGTCGCGCTTGCTGGTCTAAGGACACGCCTGTGATAGCCTATTTGGCCCATGGGAAACAGATGGAAAAGGTAATTGCGAAATCCAGTAGCTAAGTTCAACAGAGCGCGCACCTATGCCGACAAAAAACGGAGGATGAAACGTGGATACAGAAAACACAAAAAAGGGAGTAGACTAGAGTGAAAACAGTGCTATTCCTGTTTAACAGTAGTCCGTATGCCCCTGAGCCGTGGATAGATGACGGGCGCTTTAATGTGTTCTCAGTACCGTCAGTGGGGCCCGCCATTTCGCTACGAAACTGGAGGTGGACCCCTATTGCCAACAAAGGGCCCTCCAGATGGCGGTATTAGCTGCCCGCCTAGGGTGCCCCTACGTTATAGAGAATCCAGTTTCCATCCTGTCTAGCCTATGGCGTAAACCGGACGCCTACGTGCATCCCTCAGACTTTGGCGGCTATTGTCCCGAAGGGCCACACCCAGAGTTTCCTGGTGTTATCCCTGAGAAAGATGCATACAGAAAAAAGACTTGCCTATGGTACGGAAATGGGTTTATAATGCCCCCTAAGCGCCCGGTGGAGGTAACGGAAGAGAATAACCCCGGGTGGGCTAAACTGGGCGGTAAGTCTGCCCGAACTAAGTACATTAGATCACTAACTCCCCGGGGATTATCTCGGGCTATATATGAGGCGAACCATGTACGTATATGAAAGTAAGCGAGACACGGAAATTTGTTATGTGCAGATGGAGGACGGCTCTTTTGCCCCCATCGCATTAGAAAGTGTCCGTAAATACCCCCAAACAGTGTTACACTTAGCAGAAAGTAACGCCTACCTTTCCACCGACGACCCCGCCTTAGGGCGTATGCTTATGAAAATTACGGAGGTGGATGCATGATGGCATGGATAGGACTTTTCCTGGTTCCTTTGCTTATTGTTCCGGCCATAGTGTTCTGGCTAATCGTAGCATTCCACAAGGAGGAAGATGACAATGATTGAATTTGACGGGGTAGTAATGGAGGACAGACCGCCTACCATACATGAAATGGTTGACGAGATTACAGAGTACCACATCAACAACATGTCATGGGCTGACATTAAGGGCATCCTTGCGGAGTACTACGCCTATAGACTGTCACAACTGCCCCCTGAGGCCCTCAGGGAAGCCTATGACTCACTGTTTAACAGATAGGGGATACACCTATGCGATGCAAAGCTTGTAATGTTATCTTAGAAGGCCACGATCTAAAGCGACGGGACCCTAATAACAATGAGTTCTTAGACCTGTGTGGTACGTGCATAAAGTCATCTTTTTTCGATGAACCTATTGACTATGCTGAAATTCCATGCTATCCTATTAACATAAGTTACAGCAAAGAGGATCAAGGAGAATGAACCTAGAACTTTCTAAGGTAGATACCTTTAAGGTAGAATCTATAGATACATACACTAAGGTTACTTTGGATGACCTAAGTATAACTATAGATAACATTGGTGCCCTTAGTATAACTAAGGTGCTCCC